CTCTCGCCCCGGACATCGCCGAGAAGATCCTCGATGCCGATTTCCAGAACATCGTCAAGAAGGTCGCCGCCGGAAAGCCGCTCACGGTTGCCGAACGCACACGCATCGAATCCCGGGCGGCCGGCAGTGCGGAAACGCTGGCCTACACCAAGACACTCGTGGAACTCGCCGCCGTGCTTGGCGTTTCTCGCCGCACGCTTTCGACTTGGCAGAAGATAGACGGCGCGCCCAAGGCGCTGTCCAACGGACTTTGGCCGGTGGCCGATTGGCGCGAGTTCGTCCGTATCCGCGGACTGAATGCCGGACGCGTGCCGGTCGGCAACGAGGAGGCACTCAAAGCCCGAAAGCTTCTGGCAGAAGTTGAAGAGCGGGAGCTGCGCATCGCGGTGAAGAAGGGCGAATACGTCGCGCTCACCAAAGTCCGTGAGGAATGGATCGGTCTGGTAGCCCAGGCGACATCCATCTTGCGAGCCAAGTTTGAGAATGAGCTTCCGCCCGTGCTCTCCGGTCTCGACGCCACCGGCATCCAGCGGGAATGCCGCCGCGCCATCGACGAAGTTCTGCGCTGCCTCCACGAATCATGAATGCTCTCAAAGAAATCTGGCGCGAGGCATGGCAACCGCCCGACCGTCGCCCCGCTTGGGAATGGTGTGAGGATCACATCGAGGCGATTCCGTATTCACCCAACCCGGGACGCTTCCGCTCGGACAACTCGCCGTGGATTCGCGAGGTCATGGAATCCCTGGTCGATCCACGCATCCGCCTGGTTTCGATCATCGCATCCGTCCAGTCATCCAAGACCACCGCGCCCGAGCTGACGCTCTGTTACATCATTTCCAACCTGCCGGGACCCGCACTTTGGCTCGATCAAACCGACGAGGATGCTCGCGATTATTCCGAGTCGCGACTGCAGAAGCTCTTCGACCAGTGCCAGCCGGTCGCACGGCTCATGCCTACCGGCGTTCACCGCCACAAGCGGAAAAACAACGCGATCCAGTTCAACAACGGCATGACGCTCTGGATTCTCGGAGCGCACAACAAGACCAACCTCCAGCGTCGTTCGATCCGCTGGTTGATCGGCGACGAAACCTGGCGCTGGCCGCAAGGTCACATGGCGGAAGCCGAAGCCCGCGTGACCGCCTTCGGCTGGCTGGGGAAGTGCATTTTCATGAGTCAGGGCGGCGAGGAAGACGACGACACCCACCGCAAATTCGAGATGACCGACCAGCGCGAATGGACGTTCGCCTGTCCGGAGTGCCATCACCGCCAGCCGTTCAAGTGGGAATGCGTGGAGTGGAGCAAATCGGCCAGGGATGAATCCGGCGAATGGGATTTTGACGAGGTTCGGCGCACCGCCGCCATGCGCTGCGAATCGTGCAATCACTATTTCAACGACGGCGAGCGCACCCGGCGCGAGCTGAATGCCACCGGGGCCTTCGTCGCCAAGAATCCAAAAGCATCGAAAGAGAACGTCGGCTTTCACTGGAACGCCCTGTGCGCGATGAGCTGGGGGCAGTTGGCCGAACTCTACCTGCGGGCGAAGGCGGCGGCGCGGAAAGGTGACGTATCGTTGCTGCAACAGTTCTATCAGAAGCGACTCGGTTTGCCATGGCGCGAATATGTCGAGGATTACAAACTCGAAATCGTCAAATCCGGCTACAAGCGCGGCGAGACATGGGAAGAGGAAGGCGCGATTGATCCGAAGACGGGCAAAATCCTCGCTGCACCGCTGCCAGAACGCACCGGCCTCATTCCGCTGCGCTTCATCACGGTGGACTGCCAAATGGATCACCTGTTCGTCGTGGTTCGCTCTTGGTCGGCGGAGGGATCTAGCCGCCTCATGTGGAACGAGCGCATCCTGACCTTCACCGACATCGACGTGTTGCAGGAACGATTCGAGGTGCATCCAAGTCTCGTGTTTCTCGACGCCGGCTATGCGACCTACGACGTCTATCGAGAATGCGCCAAGCGTGGGTGGGTGGCATTGATCGGCGACCGTCGCCCGGTCTATCCGCACAAGGGACGCGACGGCAAAACCGTCCAGCGGTTCTACTCACCCAGGCGCAAGGTGGTGTTGTCGCATCGCCAACACTGCCACGTTCACTACTGGAGTAACCTCAACATCAAGGACACGCTCGCCCGCCTGCGTCGTAATCAGGATCCAGCACAAGGCCCGACATGGGAAGTGCCGGACGACATCGACGACGACTATCTCGCCCAACTGGAAAGCGAGCAACGCATCAAGGAAAAGGGCCAATGGATGTGGAAGCAAATCGGCTCGCGGCCGAACCACTACTTCGACTGCGAGGCGGAACAGGCCGCCGCCGCGACCATGCTCAAGATCGTCGGACGGGAGTCCATCGCTGCCGCCCCGGTTGACACCCCTGACGGGGAGTTATGAAAACCGTCACGATCCTACGCTTTCTCACCTTCCTTGGTTCCGGTCTCACCACAATGGCCGCGATTGACCTCTCGGGCTTCGCCAATCTGCTCGACGCGGACAAGGCGCAATACCTGCTCATCGCTGGTCCCGCCGCGCTGGCATTGAAGGAACTGGTTGTCGTTCTCGGCGACCTCTTCGACGACGGCAAGCCCAACAAATCGTTCAAGGTCGGGCTGTTCTGCTTCGCCATGGCGGTGCTGACCGTTCCGTTCCTCGCCTCGTGCGCCACGCCCCCTGCGGTCACTGGTGAATTCATCAACAAAGACGGTCGCATCCGGGTTCATCCGGACGGTCGCGTCGAAATCGTCGTGGAACCCCGCACCTCCAAGTAAGCCATGAACTCGTTCAATGAATGGTTCGCGGCCCAGGGGTTCCGTCACTTCGGCGCGGGCGAGTTCACCAGCTATTTTGCTCGTGAGCGAAACGGCGTGAAGAACAGCCCGCCGCCGAGGCGGTTGTGGAAGAACATCGTTCCGACGCTTCGCATCGTGGACGATCTCCGCGATTCATTCGGCAAGCCCTGCCGCATCCTGAGTTCGTATCGCGCCCCGGCTTACAACAAGACGGTCGGCGGTGCCCCGCTCAGCCAGCATCTTGAATTCAAGGCTCTCGACATCGCATTCGACGGCATCAGCCCGCAGCGCGTCTATGACCGACTGCTTGAATGGCGCAAGGCGGGCAAGTTCATCGGCGGCCTCGGCCTCTATCCATCGTCCGGTTTCGTCCACATCGACACGCGGGGACGCAACGCCACTTGGAAAGGCAACTGATCCATGGCCCGCGGACTCTTCATCACCGGCTTCACGATTTCCGAAGTGCTCGCGATCCAGCAGCGGGCGAAGGAATTTCTGATCGAGGGCAAAACCCTCATGACCTGGAACGAGGCGGGCAGCTCGGCATCGAAGCAGTTCACCATGCCGGTCGATCAGGTTCTTGAGGAGTGCGGCCATGCGCTTCGAGTTCTTGATCCCGCCACCTACGGCAAACCCCGCATTGCCGCAGCCTCCTTCATCTCCGGCTACCTGCCGAAATGACACGACTTAAATCCATCGCCTGCCTTTTGCTGCCCCCCGTGCTTGTCCCGAAAGCATGGGGTTCGCCGTTTGAAGCCGCCAACTGGTCGCCCCGCCGTGGATCGGTGCCTGGTGCCGCGCCGACGGATTCCCGCAACGAACTGACTTCCACGATCCGCACCGAGCTGGTTCGCAAGTCGCGATACATGCACAAGAACTCGGGTTTTGTGCGCGAGTTGGTTGCCAACATGGCGATTTACTCGACCGGCGACGGAATCCGCGTTCAGGCACAATCGCAAAAGCCGGAATGGAACCGGGCCGCTGAAGCCTATTTCGCGCTCTGGTCTGCCCGCTGCGAGGTGACGCGGCGGTTTTCCTTCGAGGAATGCCAGGCGCTCGTTTGCCGGGGCATGGACATCGACGGCGAATACTTCATCCACAAGACCCGCGATGCTCAGGGTGAACCGCGCATCCAGTTGCTCGAAAGCCATCGCATCGGCGACCTGTTCGGATCGAAAGACACCGTGGATGGCGTCGGCCTCGATCCTTTCGGCGCTCCGCTTTTCTATCGAGTGATCGAGGACAGCGGTAAAACCCGCGACATGCCAGCGGAGTCCATCCTCCACATCCACGAACCCGAATGGGCCGGTGGTGTGCGCTCACATCCAACGATCCAGCATTCGATCAACCATGTGCTCGACGAAATGGAATTGCTCGCGCTCGAAAAACACGCCGTCAAAGACAATGCCGACGTGTCGCGCATCCTCAAGACGGCTCGTGGCGAAATCGACGACAACGGTGATTTCGTGGTCGGAGGCGCGGCTGGCAACGGGGAAGCCAGCGACCCTGTGTCTCTTCAGAAAATCGTCGGTGGCAAACTGGTGGCACTCAAACCAGACGAGTCTCTCGACAGTTTTCAATCCAACCGCCCGT